GCATCAGTTCTCGCGGGTTCCTCGGGTACCACAGCCTCAGTTTCAAGAAAGTTGGCGGGAAACATCGCGCATCGATCCACGATGATTCCGGCTATATCTCTGCCAGGATCACATCACGGGGGTAGTCATGGACTGGAGAACGAGGTTCGGTCTGTTGTGTTGCGGCGTCAGTGCCGTGATTTTGTTGACTTGGATCATCACATCGAATTGACGAGATAGGGGAATGGCATGGGCTGGTTTACTTCTGATCACAAGGCGTTCAAGAACTACATTATGGCGATACCTGACCCTGTGTGGACTCTTGCACAAACCCGCGATAATGGCTTTGTTGGCCTACGAGTAGCCATAAATCTGTTCATCCAACGCGTAGTCACCAACACCGACTCTCAGAGAGTCGCAGATATCGGCATTTACGTCATCCACGACAATAATGCTCTCGACGTTGACGCGCCCGAACTCGACTTCGTTGCCCTGCTGAAGGCGACGGTCGCTTACCTGGAGCCGTTCAGACTTCAGTCCGCCGAACTGCTCGGCGAGTTCCATACGAAGACGGCGACGGACGACCCGTAACCCATTGTACATACCGTACCTTATCGGTCCTAACACATGGAGGTTCAAGTGGACAGCATGACCACAATCATCAACGCGGACGTTCTCGACGGACTCTCACAGATACCTGACGAGTCGGTGCACTGTGTCATCACCAGCCCGCCGTATTGGGGGTTGCGTGACTACGGTGAAGACGGTCAGATCGGGTTGGAGTCAACGCCTGACGAATATGTCACCCGCATGGTTGGCGTGTTCCGCGAGGTTCGCCGGGTGTTGCGTGACGACGGCGTGTGTTGGTTGAACCTGGGTGATAGTTACGGGAACCCCGCAGCAGGTAGAAACGACGGGGATCATAGAGCGGATGGTCGTGCAGGTGGAATGTCTTACAAGGCAACTGGCACACAGAAGCACACAGGGAATACGATCAAGCACAAAGACCTCGTGGGTATCCCGTGGCGTGTGGCGTTCGCGTTGCAGGCCGACGGGTGGTGGTTGCGTTCCGACGTGATCTGGGCGAAGCCTAACCCCATGCCTGAGAGTGTGATCGACCGACCAACGAAGTCGCACGAATACATGTTCCTACTGACGAAACGTGACAGGTATTTCTACGACGCAGATGCGATACGGGAACAGATGGCATCGGATGGGAAAGGTGGGCTGTGGGGTGCTGATCGTTCAAAAAATGCCACACCAGACGAGTACCACAAAGGAGCACACAATAAAGACGCATGGGACGGCAAGCGATCCGTAAACGCAAATGGTCGCAACAAGCGCACCGTCTGGAACATCGCCACACAACCATACGCAGAGGCACACTTCGCCACGTTCCCGACGAAGCTGGTGGAGCCGTGCCTGCTTGCTGGATCGTCAGAGAAAGGGTGTTGCGTGAAGTGTGGCGCACCGTTCTCGCGTGTAACCGAGAAAACACGGACGTTCGAGTCTGGCAGTGGCAAGGCTGGCAATCTACCGAGTGGCAAGAACGGCGAAGACTTGCAGGGTGGTGGCGGAACGCTTGACGTGCGACGCGGCCCGTGTGTTACGTCAACCACAACCGGGTGGGAACCTACGTGTGAATGCGGCAACCCGTTCGCGCAACCGTGCACCGTCCTCGATCCGTTCAACGGGTCTGGTACCGTAGGGGTGGTAGCAAAGGCACACGGAAGGCGATACATAGGCATAGAGTTGAACCCAGAATATTGCGAGATGGCACGCAAGCGGATAGATGAGGCACCCGAACAGCAGTACGATCTTGGGTTGACGTAATAATGGTTACCGGTCGTGGATCAAAACGCGAACGAGAGAAGCAGAGAGGGGCCAACTTGAAATAGTGGCCCCTCTTATTTTAGGTTACCGATCTCCCTGCAACTTCGCCACGTCCCGCTTCAGCCCTCGCGTACACTCTTGCAGTGTCGCCACCTCGGACTTCAGCCCCGGACGAACCTCGCCGCCGTTCACGGCCCTGCTGAGTTCGTCAAACTTCACCGCGCGTACATCGATGCGCCGCCCCATGTCCTTGATCTGAACCTCCAGCGTCGGGATCACCTGCAATATCATGAACCCGGCGGTTGTTCCTACCGACATGAGCGACGTGAAGAACGCGACAAGGACAACTTTCCCGATGACGCGCCCGAGCGTTTCCTGTTTCACCTGTCTGCGATCCTGATTACGCATTCGTCGGCCCCCTCCGTCGCCGCGTGCAACGCCTCGAACGCGACACGACTACTCAACACTGCCCGTTTCCCGTCCAGTTCACCGACGGCGGTACCGACGAGGATGCACCCCTGAGAATCCTTGACGGTGTTCCCGATGTGGATAAGGACACCGTCGCGACCAGGAACGCCTTCGAGGCACCAGGTTCCCCTTTTTCCGTTGGTGATCCCTGATCCGCATTTCTGCATTATGCACCGGTATTGCCCGGCGGGAATGCAGGAAATGTTCCTCTCGTTCTCCTCCCACGGCAATTCCAGCGTGTTGCACAGAACGGATCCGTCCACACTGAGAGATCCGATCGTGGCCCCTCTCCATGATTCGAGCCTCACGAGATCCAGTACGCATCGCTTGTCCATGTTTTCCCCTTGGTGTTATTCACTGGTGTTCGTGATCCAGTGTCCTGTCCCGTTGTCTGGGTTCATCCATTCGCATGACGGAATCTTTGCGGAGAATCCCCCGGCAATGACTAACGCCGCGAGTATCCTGATAATCAAGCTCATTATACCGCCTCCTCGTACCAATCCATGTCGATCTGTACAGCGGCGGTTGCACCAGATGAGTTGAAAGTTCTCACGACTACAGCGGTCTCGGCAGGCACTATCCATTCTGGCCGTGACTGAGCAAGTGAACCACCGCCGACTTTCCTGCCGCCGGGCTGGATCATGGATTCCTCAAGCGTTCTACCGAGTGTCGTGAGTGTCCCGTCGTAACTCGCTATGGCATTACCCGCGCCGAAGTCGATGCGCCGATTCTCTTCAGTGAGCGCGGTACCGTGTGTGTAACCCGACAGGATCAATAGTTGTGACTTGCACACTGTCGGGGTATTCGACGTACTGAAGATTTCCGCGCTCCATGTCATGTGGAGGTCGAAACCTGCCGGTGCTTCCAAGATCATGCTGACCGATGCCGCGTTCGCCACGGTGTCGTCGTACCGGTCGGCGTGAAACGACTCGCCTTCGTGAATCTCGTGGTGGGGCACGTCGATTACCTGGAGAGAGTGTGTGATCGCATCCACACCAGCCGTGTGTGTTCCATCCCACAAAAGCAATCTTGAGAATACGCTCATGCCTGTCCCCTTAGATGATGCTCCAAGTTGTTCCGTTTGTGACAATTGCCATACTGTCGTTTTCGTAAAGCTCCTGTGTGACCTCGTCGTCGATTGTCTCGGGTGCTGAGTCTCCCGTGACCGTTACCACACCGGTCCCGACGTTTTTGATCCGCATGTTGCGGCCTGAGTTGCCACTGACAGCGTACAGCGTGACCGTGAACGTCCCTGTGCACAGTATGACGTTATCTGTAGTCAACGCCGTGTAGGTAGCCACCACAGCCTTACTCTGCATCAGGTGGGAACCCGTGATGGTCAGGTCGCCGCCGACAGTCAGGTCGTCGAGTGTGGTGTCACCTTCTACGTTTAGGTCACCGTTCGTATCAATGTCGCCCTGCGCGCTGATACTCATTTGTGTTGTAATAGTTGTTGAGTATCGCCTTATCCTGAATATCTTATCTGTGCCTGCTACACCAACGATATCCCATACCAAGTCACAGAGACTATAGAATCCAGTTGGGTTTTGACCAGTATACCCTTCGATCATGCGAGGCGTAAGAGCTACATATCCAGTATTATCGCTAGTTCCTGCAACGATAATGCCGTCTTCGGTTGCTACTCCCCCTGCGTTGCTTGAGATAACTGGGGTTGGAAGAACATCATCATCGATAACCACGACGGCGGTCCCTGTTGAGTCATAGAAAGTCATGTTTGCTGTTGACTGATCTATCACCACACGCTGTAAGCCCGAACCCGTAGCACTCGTCTCAACTGTTATCTCTGACAGCGTTCCGATGTTGATTTTCGACGCGTCCTGTCCGGTCGCCACCTTCGCGTCTGTGATAGCCAACGCGTCGATATGCAGCGTTGCCACGGTGCCAGTGGGCAAGCGAGACGGCGAAGCGAACGCCGTTAATTGTCCGCCGTCGTTGACACCGATGAAGTATTCGCGGTCAAGCAGGTCAGGCGCGGTGGCATAGTCGATCAGCACCGTATCGCCAGCGGTCCATGTGATATATCTGTTCGCTGTAGCGTCTTGAGTACCGCCGGATGCCACGTCGTGGTGCAATGTCACGCCGTCGAAATACGCTTCTGTGATGCCACGAAGCTGGATGTATCCATCTATCGGTAAGCCTGTGCCTCCGTCAAGTGCCATCGTGAGTGTCAACCGTTCCCACGCTCCAGTGCCGACAGATGAGACTTTCATCGCAGAGAATCCGCCACCACCGTGCAGGAACAAATCCGCCACTCCAGAAACAGGGTATACCCAACACGACAGCGTGTAAGTATCGCCGTCCTCTAGGACTACCGTCTGCTGTATGCCTGGACCGTCGAGAGTATCAACGTGGTGATAACTCCACAGTCCCGAGTATGCCTGTGCTTGTGATGCTTCGTATGTAGCCGGGTAACCGGTGAATGTCGGACCCCATCCGGTCAAGTCGCCGGTTTCAAAGCCGTGATTAGTCAGTGACAACACCGCGCCGTCGAGGATCGTGTACGACACGCCGTCGAATTCGATCTCCACATCTTCCCACGTCACTTCGCCTGTGCCTGTGTCACTATACCATATACCGTCTGTGACTTCAGGAGCAGGTAGTACCAGCTTGACCGGTTCGACGGAGTGGTCTTCTATGTCGTTGCCTGTGACATTGCCGGTCAGCTTCGACACGACGCTGGATTTCGCGCCCTCCTGATCCACGATATCCACGGCTGATATCCGAACGTAGTATGTTGTGGATGTTTCTCCGATGTATGGATACACCAGCGTTCCGACCGGCAACGTTGCCACGAGCGTCGAGCCGTCCACGGCGTCGATGTAGACTTTCCATTCCTTCACGTCGATATCGGTGGGATCACCCTCCAGCGGATCCCAATTCGCCTGGATGATCGCGATACCCGGAGCCGTGAGGATTGGCGAATCCGGTAAGGTTGGCACGGCGTTTATCGTTTGCACGCTGTCGGAACCGGACGAGAAGTTCCCCGCGGAGTTGCGGGCGCGAATATACCACGTCGGGTTGACGCTGGTTGTCCACGGGAACACAGCCTGAAGAACCTGGCCGGTGTTGTAGTGCATTCGGTGCTCGTCGTCCGTGCCGAAATTCGCGTCCTCGTCGCGGACCTCGTATGCGGTGACGTCGCGTTGCGGTGCGGCTGTCCAAGAAAGGCGGACCACCTCCAGGAATGTGCACGCCGACACGTTGAAATCGACATCACTCGGGACGAGGCGTCCGATGATCCGCACGGTTGCGAACGGTGCGGTATCCGGTGATTCCTGTTCGCCCGTTGGCGACACGGCGCACACCGCGAATTGATAGATATGTCCGTCGATGTAATCGATATTGACGACGACGTTCCGCGTTCTGGCGTCTACTTCGAATACCCACGGTGCGCCCGTCAATAGTTCCCAATACGAGCCGTTCAATTCTCCAAAGTCTGTGTAAGGCTGTTCTCCTGTGCTTGACGCCTTGGCGGTGACGGCGGCGTACACCCCTTCCGACACGTCCACGTAGACAACGCTGTCTCCGATTGCGTAGGTGGTCCCTACACTCCAGACACCCGCCCACGTCAGGCCGTCCCGGTACTGATCCCAGTTTGCACCGGTCACCGGAGTATTGCCGATGTTGCCGTCGAGCTTTGATATGAACGCGTCTGCTCCGTACAGCACAGCGTCACCGATTGCGTAGGTAGTCCCGGCGGCATAGTCACCAATCCATCGCGGTTCTTGCGACGTCACATCACGAGAGAACACGCGCCACTGACTCCATACAGCGTCAGAACTGGCGGTCCAGTCGATGTCCACCGTGGAATAGTATTCGCCGGTGTTGCGTTTCGACGTCTTCTCCAGTGCACGAACGTTCGACGCCGTGTTGAGGATCGGGATACCAGATAACGACAGCGTCGGCGTGACGGCGGGGTCATAAACCGCCGCGTCGTATTCGATTGCAGAGAGGGTGTATAATTGATCTTCGGATGGCTGTACGTCGGTTATCCTGAACTTCTTGACCGTGGAACCCGTGTTGCCTATCGCGTAGTAATCCAGCACCGACGGATCTGTGCCGGTACCACCAGCGGCGAGGATAACCGTATCCGATGTGGTCTCCGTGAACACAGGTTCGAGCGTGCGGAACACAACGGTATCATCAGCGGCGGCACGATACACGAGTGTGAACGTCTCGCCAGAGTCAACGGTGAATTCCTTATCCAGCGTGATTTCCAGTCCATTGATACTGAGGATGCGCCCGCCGATGTTCGGACCTGCTGCAGTAGAAGTGGTCCACGACGGCCAGTCGTGTTGCACGTATACCACGTCCCCGATCACCACCGGCATTGCGTCCAGCGGTGCGGAGAACTGAATGGTCTGTTTCTGGAGTTCCTTCGACCGCATGTAGCGTCCGGCAATCTTCCAAGCCATCGCCTCGTCGGTGCATCCATCAAGCCGAAGGTGTACCGGGTGCAGTCCGTCGCCTGTGTCGAAGTCGTCGGACCGTACCGCGAGGGTGGTCTGTGCATAGTCGCGAGTCGCGTCAAGGAACGTCGTTTCGATCATGTTGACGGTAGGCCCGGACCACGTCGCCGAGTAGCTATCGATCAGCATATTCCCCGGTGTGAACATGTACGTCGGTTCCGTCGCCGAGTCATACGAACAGGTGAACATGCTTCCCACGGTGACCACGACACCCGCGCCGAGTTGCGCGATAGTCGCCAGCGTTTCCGCCGCCGTGGTGAACTGATCAACCGCGAGGTTCACCGTAAACGACTGAGTGTCGCATTCCGTCGCCCATGCGAGAAACGCCGCGTAATCGATGTTGTCGGGATCGATTGCACATCCATACCGTGAACCGTCGGCGGTCGTCGGGTTCCCTACCGTGTCGAGTGCTGGATGGTCAGTGCATCCGTTGACGAGTAGGTCATAACACGCCCACGCTGGATTGTTCGCGTTCTCCGTGGTCCACGCCGTGCCGACAGCGTCGTACACATCGACGGTTGTTCGTTCAACAACGGCGGACGTCGTCAACACGCCGGACAGTGATTCGGTGGCGACACCCTGAACGGCGATCAATGCCTGACCCGGGTAACGTAGACCGTCGGTCGTGATGCTGGAGATATTCTCCAGTGTCAATTTATCGGACGTGTCCGGGCTACTGCTTTCCAGTGATGCCTTTTGGATTTTCACATCGTACGTGCCGACGGGAAGATCGTACACAACGTAAGAACGGCGGACCGTTCGCGTGGTCGTTTCTTCTATCCTGAAGTATCCAGCTGCACCGTCTGGATTCGGGAAATTTACCCACGTTCCTGAACTGGTCTCCTTGTACTTCATGTTGAACGCGACTGCGTTCGGTTGCATCAGGCCAGAACCTGCAATCGCGTACAGCCCATCGGGACACACAAAATCCACCTTCAGGCCAGTGATATCTGAATCAAGGATGTTCACGGTGTATTCAGTGCAGAACAGCGGAGACCCGGTGGTCAGATTACACAAGAGAACGAGACCATTCGGATGGTCCACGTACGTGCTGTCGAAACCGGGGATCGTGGTTTGCGCGACGATGCCCTCTCGCGTCGTGACTTCAACGTTGGCGATGGTATCCGCGTCTGTTCCGTTTAGTTCTACCTCGTGGACCGTGTCAATCCGATGCCCGGCGACACCATACACCACATCGATCCGTTGCGTGTTGCCCGTCGTCAGCACGATGCGTTCGAGTTGCACAGGCTTGATCCGCACCTTGCCGTATATGACGTACATCGGGATGTTGTTCGCGGCTTGCGGATTGCCACCAGACGTCCATCCGTAGACGCTTTCCGAATCGGGTCTCGTCAT